CCCGGCATTGAGTGCCTGTGCCGCCATCCACTCCTCACGGCGGGTAATCATCTCGTCCAGCGTTGCCAAGTCGGTACCGACCTGTGCGGCAGCCCGTTCGGCTAATGTTATATTACCGGGGTAGATGGTTGTACCGATTGGGCGCATTAAAATGTCTGCCGCCGTGGTAACCATTTTTGGCTTGACGTAGGGCGGTTTGTAGGTGTTGGTGCTGTACCCCTGGCGCTCAACGACTTTACCGGCCAGGACCGGAGCGACAAACGGTGCCATGCGGCGTTTGCCTTTGAAAATGTCGATGTCAACCGACTCAGTGTCAAAAGTTTTGGTATGGCTGAAAAAGGTATCCAGCAGAAAGGATTTAGGCCGTTTGATCTGATTAACGATGTCAATCAGGGTGCGAGTTTCAAAAAGTGAAATACTCATGATATATATCTCCTGGCGGGTGTTCTCCCGCAAAGGTTATGGGTTGATAAAATTGCCCCCTCGTAAAAAGGGGGGGGCAAGGGCGTTTACGCTTACGCAGCTACTCCGGCTTTCAGAAATATTCCCAAAGCACGCAGACCCGCTTTTGTGGTTGCCGCCGTGTGCGCTGTTCCAAAGGTAAGCGCTGCCTGGTTAAATTCACCGGCCAGGTATATCGAGCACGCTTTATCGGCAGATGTCGCATCAGCACTCTCTGCCAGAATAGCAAACGGTGTCTGGCTGCCATCGCTGGCGGCGCTCAGACTCAGGTTCAATTTCCCGCTGGCGGTAATTTTGCCAAGAACAGCGCCACGGGTAAGGTTCTGGCCGGTTATCAATGTACCGGCATCGGTGACAACATCAAAATCACCGGCAAACAGATTATCGGGTGTAAAAGTTTCAGTTGACATATTCATCTCTCCTTGATGTCAGGTATCGTGCCCCATTCAAATGGGGGGGGTGTAAAAGGGGTAGAGCTTATCGGGTGCCGTTTGCTGCTGCAACGGCGGCAGCAGTAATTGAGGCACGTTCCACATCGGCAGTTTCCTGCCCTGATGTCTCCACATTAGGCACGGCGGGCGCTCCGCCTGCGGCAAAATCTGCGGCGGCATGTGCCAGCTTTTCTTTGTCAGCGGCAATGATCCTGATAGCAGTATCTCCTGCCGAAATACCATCGGCAATGCACTGCTTCACAAGAGCATCATGCCCGGCCACGGCCAGGCCATTGATAGCGGCAATCCTTGCGCGTTCTTCCGCAGCACCGGCGGCACACGCTTCCTGATAAATATCAGGATGTTTTTCCTGCAATTCCTGAATGTTCATAATAGTTTCCTCTCCGTCAATCGTAATGTGACCGTCAAGGCTTGCGCCCGGCTGTTTCTGCTTCATTCTGTCGATCATCTGTGGCAGGGTGGCAACACCGTCCACCAAGCCTGCGGCAATCGCGCTGCTGCCGGTAAACACCCGGCCATCAGCCATATTCTGGGTAACCACGTCGGGACTTACGCCACGGTTAGCTGCTACTGCATCAACAAACAGGCTGTAAATATGGTCAACCTCGGTCTGGATCGTATTGCGCCCATCATCAGAAAGAGCGCCATACTGCGAGGTAACTCGCTTGTATTTCCCCGCCACGATTTCCGATGTCTTCAGCCCCTGCTTTTCTTCCCAGCCCGAAATATCCCGGTGTGTGGCAACTACACCAATCGAACCGACGCGCGTAGTATCATCAGCCATAAAGACTTCTCCGGCAGCAGAACCGATCCAGTATGCCGCCGAAGCCATCACGCCATCGGCCAGCGCCGCCATCGGCTTTTTCTTGGCGCACCCGGCGACAATATTTGCCAGCGTCTGTGTTCCGTCAACCGTTCCGCCAGGGGAATCAATGTGCAGCAGAATCGACTGCACGGCGGGATCATCACAGGCCGCCTCAATCTGCCGCCCGATTATCTGTGTGGAAGCGCCGCCGGAAATCTGACTAAACAGGTTGGCTTTCTTGGCGATCACGCCGTTTATCTCGATAACCGCCACGCCATCCTGCACGTAATAATCGGCCTGCTGGTTGGCAAGCGGACGACCAAGCGCCGCTTCGACCTTCGGGATGTCGATCTTTTCCCCACGCAGATGTGTCGCGTAAATGCCGGTAATCTCGTTGAGCATGTCCGGCTCAATCGCCCACGCGCCGTTGATGATGTCAGTCAGTTTCATTATCTTTTCCTTTCACTTCAGCTACTGGTTCCGCTTTGGAAACAACCGGCAACGGCAACACCGTGCCGTCATCGCGCCGCAACCGTTCTTCTTTCATCCGCTGCACATGATTGCTTTCCCAATCGGTTCCTGTAAGGTTGGCTGATTCAATCGCCCTGGTGCTGAACTCCTGTTCCACCCGTGCCGTCGCCGCGTTCACTTCCTTCATCGGATCAACCTGCGGCTTTTTCGGGCCGGTCCAGGCAGCCATCATATACGCCTGCCGGATCAAGGCATCATCAATAAAACCGGGGGCAGCAATACGCCGCAGCGCCACCGCCTCGGTTAAAAACATCTCGTAGATTACGGCATACAGGTTGTCCACCAGCCAGGAACGCCGCCCCAGATAGAACGTCCATGCCTGTTCAACCGCCATACGGGCCGCTGAATACGACGCGGTAAAATGCTGGATCAGCACCTCATAGGGGATCTCCAGCGCCATGCCGATCTGACGGGCAATCGCCAGAAAGAACGGATCGAAACCGGAATTGGGACGGGAACTCTCGGCAATGGTAATTTCCTCACCCGGCGCAAGATCCACAATTGCGCCATTGCCCAGCTTCAAATCGCCGCTGGTGATGGAAGTCGCATTCTGTGCCCCATAGTTCACCACACTATTCCCGGACGGTGCAGACGGCATCCCTGCCAAACCGGAACCGGTCGGAGTCTTGACAAAAACGGTGAACATGGCCGATACAACCGCCGCCATCAGTTCAGCCTGGGTGTATTTGGTAATCATGCGCAACGGCTCTAACACCGGAGCCAGAAAAGGAGCAGTACGGGTCTGTCCTATACGCATGGGGCGTTTCAGATGCACAATATTCGGCAAACCGGTTTTGCTGTCATAGGCCGGAATTCGAGTCCATTCCCAGCGGTTCTTGTCCAGATACAACAGATTGCCGGGGTGCCCCTTCAAAACGTGATAGGCAATAGGCTCGCCGGTTTCCGCATCCTTCTCCACGCCGCCAACCATAGTGGCGGAATCCATCTGAAAACGTGGATTGCACACCCGGTCGGCCTCAATCAACTGCAAGCAGAGACTGTACGGATTGCGCCCCCGCTTCTTACGTGGAAACGAGACAAACACGTCGCCATTGGAGAGACATGAACGAAACGCCAACTCACCTAAAGTATTAAGAGTGTATTCCCGACTCCAGTCGCACTCCTTCGATTGCGAAAAAAGTTTCCATTCCCGTTCCGTGTTGCGCTGCCATATTTCGGCGGCGGGATCATCCATTCCCAAAAATGCCCGGTCAATGGTTGATTGCAGTGCCAGCCCGTTGCCGATCACCGCCGTAACCGTGCTATTGATTGCACCGGTTGCCAGCGGAAAATTACGCTCGGCGTCGCGGCAGCGCGAACGCAGATCATCAATTCCGCTCAACGTGGCGGTATCGGCATCAGAAGCAAATGGTGTCCAGGTATTAGTTTCACGTCGATTGCTGGCGGCGGAATCATACCCGCCGGAACCGGAGAGTGAAGCCATGGCATTTGAAGCCATGGAGGAAGTCATGCGAGCGTGCAAGCGCTTGGCAGCACGCTCCGGGGAGATATAATTTATTATTTTATCAAGGGCATTCATTGTAGCGATACCCCGCGAACACGGATTCCGGTAGTACCGCCCGACGAAATCCGGTCGAACTGTAGCTGCAACCGATCACGCTCTTTGTACAGTATGTCGAGATTTGCGCTCGTTTTCGCCAGGCTCGAAGTGCCGGAGCCGCGCGAAAATGATTGCGCCTGCTGCGCTTTGGCTATTTCGAGCCGAATCGCCAGGAGGTCAATCTCTATTTGCTCAATCGTAATTGCAGGCATGGTGAGATGGTAAAGGTATTTTTTTGCAATGTGTAGTAGGCAAAAGGGGGCAAAAGTCTATATATGGGGTTTATTCATTTTCACACCTGAAGAGAAACCCGGAACTGTTTTACGGATTCCGCCGTTACCCGGGCGCTCTTGCTGAATCTGACACCATCAGTGCCAACCTTGGCAAACTCATCAAGCACCGTAACACTTCCATCCCGCATCCGCTCCAGCGCCCACTTTGTTTCTTTCCCGAACAATTCCGCGAACTCGGTAGCAGAGAGCGTCATGTTATCAGAAATAAACTGCATCTTGCAGGCGGCAATCTCGCCCAACGTTACCTGGAAACCTCCCTGTTGTTCTGGCTGACGCGCTGTGACAACCTCATTAATTTTTGCCATCTTCACCCCTCCGCTTAAATTATAGTCCGCTGCTGCGAACTCTCCGCCCTGATTGCTGGTGTTGCTGATCTTTGTCCGGGATCTGCAAATGAATCATCTCGTACAACGCCAGCATGTAGTTGGTACAATCGAAATAATCATTACGATGCTTGCGGTTGTGCTGCCAGTCGCCATGTTCATCTTTCGTTTCCGCCGTATAATGCTTGGCAAAATCCTCATCAATGCCGTCATGAAACGACAACGCACCTGGGTCATCAGGCTCAAGACCGAGGCGGCGCTCCAAAACATCCTTGAACAGATCAACCCGCAGATTGGCACGCTTCAGATAGCCGGGAATGGCCTTATTTGTCCCAGGATATGTGACCACTTCTTTATACGAAATCAACTCGCCATTGCGGCCATGAACACCCTTGATCGGCATAATGTGCTTGTTGCGACTGCACCATTCGTACACCTCCACCGTGCGGCTGTGCTTCTGCCAGCCACGGCGGGTACCGCCGGAATCTATCAGGCCGGAACCGATACGAAACACCGCCCCGGTATGATCGGTGAATTCCTCCACCAGCAAGCCTTCGATATCGGCAAACGTGCTGAGAATACCGTGACGCACCATGTGCAACTTGATTGCAGGACGATAGCCATACGCCCACACCTGATAATAAAAACTGCTCTGCTGCGTATCTACCAGCAGGCACAAGCGCCAGGTATCAGCCGGAACCAGATTGCGCGGCAGGTCGGAACGATAACGCAGCAAATGTTCTTCCGTCACCGCTCCCAGTGCCGCCCGTTCGTACTGCTCGCCCGCTACGGTGTTAGTCCATTTTTTCAGCTTGTCATCGCGCCCGGTTTCCTTAATTTCGTTCTGCGCTTCAATCCACTTGGCGACACATTCCGATAATGATACGAACGGCGATAGCCAGCCGGGATATACAAACGCGCAGGAGCTGAAACGATGCACGGCACTGCGCGGTACCCACCCGGAATACTGCCCCCGCGCCATTGCCAGACGTACCGCCTTGTTCTTGGCGTGGTTGTCCCACAATATCCCGCAGTGACAGCACGCATAACGAGCCAATTGCAAGCGACGTATTTCACCGGGATGAGGGTTTTCGCTGGTACCATCAAGCAGATTCTTTTGTTGCGGCCAGGTGAAGTTCTCCCACACCATCGGCTGAGCTTCTCCACAATCAGGACAGACCGGCCAATAATCCATGATCACATCACAGTTCGCCTCTTCCGCCTGCAACGGGTCGGTGTCTTTCATGTCAGGCGATGATACGAACAACAGCTTTTTTGTGTCTTCGTAAGTTGTTGCCCGTCCCTTGCCTTCGTCAATATTCTGCACGTTGCTATATTTGGATATTTCGTCAAAAATTATGACCCGGTACGATTCCGAGGCGAGCGATACCTCCGATGTTGCCCAGCCGATATCTATGCGGAAGCCGGAGAGCAGGCGCATGGTATACGCCGTGGTATCGTCAGGGTTCGGCGACATGATAGCCGCCAGATTGGGAGAACATTCGAACAGCGGGCGCAAACGGTTGACACCATGCTTTTTCACCGACTTTTCATCAGCCATAATAACCAGAGCATTATCATTACCGCTGGAATAATCCGCTTCCCGCGCCAGCAGGTTGTAACAAGCCTGAGTGCCGCCGGTCTGGATGCCCTTGCGAATCACGCCAACGCGCACATGCCATAAAGAAAAAACGTCCATGATCCCCTTAAGCGGCGGATTGTTGTCGTTTTTCCACCAACCGGGGCGGGTGGACTTTTTTAAGTAAATGTTGTCTTCGGACCAGACACCGCCGGGGACACGCTGCCGGAAGGCCAGCGCGCGTAGCTCTTCGTCGCAGAAAGGGATGAGGGCAGTGTCAAGGGTCAAGGAGCAAGGGTCAAGTGTCATACGGAAACTCCGCCGCTTTTCCCTATTTCCGCAAATACCTGCAACACCAAATCGCTGTAAATATGCCCCGCCTCTGATACCAGATCATCAAGCGCTTTGCGCTGCCACTCCTCAACCTCTCCCGATTGCTCACTGGCGGGAATTGACGAGCGCATCCGTTCAGAAAGCGTCTGGGTGAAGAACGAGCGGTGGTTTTCCATAGCGATCTTCAGCCCCACTATCACGTTCACTCTCCGGCGAATTTCTTCTTCCACCCGGATCAAACGCCCCTCTTCCTCATCGTTCTTCAGTTTCAGTTTCCGTTCTGTTTCCCGTTTGATGCCGGTGCTGTAATCCTCACTCTGCCCCACCGAAACCTGCTTGACGATGGTTGGGTTGTCCCAGGTTTTTTCCGCATATTCATCAACCTGTTGTTTGATGTAGCTGCCGTCTTTCTGTTTGTGCGGAAAGCCGGGGTATTTGGCGTGGTTGTTGATGCTGCGCTCTGATACCAGATACCCCTGCGTGACGATCCAGCGGGCGGCTTCGGCAAGATTTTTGAAACGATCACCACCGACTGACTGCAGCTCACGATATTCATTAAGCGCTTTAGTTGCGCGGGACAGTTCCACCGATGCGCCTTTTTCGCCTTTCATGGCGGCAATCTTCAGGCGGAACGCGGCAGAGGCCAGCGCCTGCTCGGTCGTATCAGTCAGCGCATCGATGGCGGCTTTTTCGGCCTCCATGCGCTGCTGCGGGGTTGTTGTTTCGGCGGTGGTCATCAGTCTTTTGTGGGACGGTGCTCAACGTACAGCGCTTTCATCAGTACGGCATAGTTGCGGATATCGGTGGTATACTCCTCAAATTTTGCCAGTTCATAATCCGTAAATTCGGCATTGCCAGATTCCACTTTGACGATCAGATCACGCAGAGCGATAATATGCTTGCTGACCAGAGAAAAGCCGTAGCGGAGCGGATGGCAACTGTTGAGCTGTCCCCCTTCGTAAAAATTACCGAGCCGGTCTCCATTGGTGGCGTATGCAGCGGCCCTCTCAAGCAGCATGGTTTTTTCCGTCTGCACCTGGTCAAGCCAGATTTTTTCGAATGTCTGCGGTGTCATATTTTCGATCTCCTCACTTTTTTAGGTTCCGCCGATTTAACGGCCTTCTGTATCACCTTCATTCCGGCATTGCTGGCATTCACTCCGATAGTAATCCAGTCATCATCCAGCTTGCCGCCGACAATTCCTGCGATATCGGTCAAAATTTCGGAAAGTTTTCGGGTTTTCCCGGCAATGCGGCTGTTTGGCTGTACCAGCTTTTCCAGCTCCATCAGATTGCAGATGCCGGTTGCGGCAACCAGTGTTATCAACTGTTCATGGGTTACTTGGTACATTTTGACCTCGCAAGTCTTCAGATTCGGTGACTTTGATGCCGGGAAACGTCTGCTTTAACGTCAAAAAATCTGCCGCCTGCTCCGGGGTATCAACTGCGCGGATAACGTGGCGCATCTCGGTATTGTCAAAAACAATCTTTCCCTCGTTGACCAGATGCCGATAACTGTACGGATCATCGGTAATGTGGAACTCACGGCCATCGGCGGCGGTAAGTGTTGTTACAACCGGCGCCGCTTCCGGTTTATCTTCGATATCTGGCAACGGAGCATCTGGCGTGACGACAGCCGCCACCCGCAAGGCCGGAGGCAACCCCGCCGCTATCCAGCCGCGTACATCTACCCCGGCGGAAAAGGCTTCACCCGGATCTTTCCCCTGCGGTACCGGCCAGCGTTTGAATGCCGCCGGGAATGTGTGTGACCACCAGCCGCACGCTTTGGCCCCCGGCGCAAGCCACTGCTGCTTATCCTCCTGCCACTTCGGCGTATCGAAATCGAGAGCTACCAAAATGCGCAACGATTTTTCCAGAGCGGCCATTGCCGATGCTTTTGGATGAGTGGAGCATGACCCGAGCGGAACCGTGCCGACCAGATCACCGACCAGCCAGTCAACAAGCAGGCCATCCAGATCGGATTCAACAACCACATGCGCCCGCGCAGAGGGATTAAGGCAGATGATGTCATTGCCGGAACCGGGCAGCCAATAATAGCGGGCATCTTTGTCATTGCGCAGCGTCTGCTTTCGGATGCGGATACGATGCACCTTTTTAATCCCCTCCCCTTCAAGGGGAGGGGTAGGGTGGGTATGGGGTACATCGTTAAACCACGGAATCAACAATCCCTGCGGGATATAGAGCTTTTTTGCTTTGCCATCGGCTTTCAGTTCTTGCGGCAATCCCCACGATGAGCGCTCGCGGTAGAAATCTTCCGGCACATAGCCCAGGCGGTACCGCTCCACCGCCTCACGCGGCAAGCCTCTCCCGGCCAGATAGGCAAGCTGGTCAGGGTTATCAAGCAGCGCCGCGTGCGCCCGTTCAACCAGTTTGGCTGCTTTTTCCTGCCATGTTTCGGCGGGAGTGGTGGCAACGGCAACCGGAGCGGCAAGCGGTTTTTTAGGCGGTTGTGCAGGCGAACTATCCGCCCCCCGATACTCACCCTTGCCGTGGGAACATTTATCCCACACGGGGCATTGTGCGTTGCTGCATTCGATACCGAGCGACCGGTGCGCTTCCGGGCAGCTTTTCCCCTCGATCTCGCGCAGAAAGCGAACGGCATCGGCATTCCATCCGCACGAGTAGCACTGGCAGAAATCACGCGCGACGTTCACCACAAAGCGGGTGGTATTCGACGATCCGCCACATTTGGGGCAGATGCCGACGAAATGAGCGCCCATTTTTGACAGGATAACGTGCCGCTGGACTTGTTCGAGGATCATTATGCCGCCCTTAATGGTCTGCGATCCAGCGGACTATCAACGCGGGAGGGCGTAATCAGATGGACATAGATCATGGTAGTTTCAATGTTGCTGTGGCCGAGAATTCGTTGCAGCCTCGGTAAAACAATATCCTGGGCTCCGTCGGAATCTTCGAGCCAGTGCGTAGCGAATGAGTGGCGCAAAATATGCGGATACACCCGTTTTGTAATCCGCGCACGGTTTCCAGCGGCTTTTATTTGTTTCTGGATTGCTGTTTCGTGCAGGAACCAGCGGCGCTGAATGCCGCTAACCTTATCGGTATAGCGTGCAGCCGCAGGAAAAACCCATTGCCAGCACCAATCCCACGGCGCATTAGGTGATTTTTTGGCAAAGGCACCGGGAATATCAACGCTGCCCCAGCCATCGGCCAAATCCTGTTCGTGTATTCGGGCGACACGGGCAAGATGCTGCTGGATCGGCGCAACAACAAGCGACGGGAGAGGGACGTATCTATCTTTGTCCCCCTTGCCAGCCCTGACGATGATGGTTTTGCGATCAAAATCAATATCACCAACCCGCAACATGCAGCATTCCATCAGCCGCAGGCCGCAGCCGTACATCAACGCAGCCTGCAACCAAAAATCACCTTTCAGATTATCCAGTACCCGCCATACCTCATCCCGGCTGAGGACAACCGGCAATCGCACCGGACGTTTCGAGCGCAGAAACGAAATATCTCCAAGTTCTATTTTGAGCACTTTGCCGTACAGATACACGAGAGCGCAGAGGGCTTGCTTTTGAGTGCTGGCGGCAACACCGGTCTTTCCCCCGATCAGATGAGTGAGGAATTGTCCGATTTCGACAACTCCCATTTCCGCCGGATGACGCAAATTGTGGTGATGGATAAACTGTTTGATCCAGTTGACGTATGTGTCGATGGTTGACGGACTCATCCGCTGTAGCCGCATAGCATTGCGTACCTGGTCGAGCAGTCGTGGTTTTGCTGGTTCTGTCTGCATAAGCGGCTCCTTTTCGTGATAAGTATGTGATAAATAGTATTTCTGTTTCCGGTTATACCGACCGGATGGCCGTGGAATCAGCCGTTATCGGTATTACTCTCCGATTTCCTTTTTTGCAGTGTGCAGCAGCATGAATGCCAGCATACCAACGAAGATTGCTATCGGGACAGTAATCCACGCAGATACCCATGCGTCCTCAATTAATCGCATGTACCCACGTTGTCCTAATGCGTCCTGCTCAAGTGATCGGCTTACAGAATTTGCCAGCCATCCAGATAAAAATAGTTTTAGCCACGGTTTCATATTTTCCCCTTAAAAAATAGCGTGATTCCGATAACCAGAACAGTGGAACAGCCCTAAAACCTGCTGTTCACCGTCTGGCCGTTAGAAATTCGGAATAACCTCTATCCGTTTTCGCTCCGCCATGTACTGCGGATCATCCTTGATGCAGTTGTGCATGATGACCGCCGCCTCTTCGATTGCCGCGAATGACTGCAACAGTACTGTGCGGGTTTCGTAAATGGCCGTGAATTGGTCAGCCCATGTGGTTTGTGACCGTTTCAATGCCGCTTCCAGTTGTTCAACCTTGATTTCCAGATTGCGGACGTACCGCTGTTCTTTGGCGGTCATGCTGGTACCCACATACAGCGCGAACATTCGTGAGTTTCCGGCATATCAGGATCAAACCAGTTTTCCCGCCCACATTCAGGGCAAGTGAAGTTTGTTTTCATGCAATCATCGCACTCGCAACCGACCAAATGATCGCCGTATGAATCTATTTTGCTCTTTCCCATATTCTCCCCCCGATTTCTAACCATCGGCTCCACCGGACGCATACATCCGCGACCGGTAAGCCTAAAGCCGTTATAATCCTAAATGTAACTGCTGCTGTGCTTGCTCGATTCGTTTGCAGGCAATGTCAAAATATCGTCGGTCAATTTCTATCCCGATGAATTGTTTTTGCAGTGCCATTGCTGCCACTCCTGTCGTTCCGCTCCCCATATAAGGGTCAAGTATTACTGCCGGAGATCCTGCTTGTTGAATGCACCATTGCATGACAATAACCGGCTTTTGTGTCGGATGTACCCTTGACACGTCACGCTCGCTATCTCTCAGCATCCCATTCCACATGTGAGCAATTCGCCTTACTGCCTTTGGCATGTTTGTCCAAGCAAGTTCACAATCTGCAAAGCGGGTGTCTCCATTCACCTTGTCCCATACCAGCCAACACGAAGAAGGTGGCAGACCAAAATAATTTCCACCCCATATAATTTGCGTTTTGCTCTTTTCCAGCATGAAATCAAAACAAACTGCCGGAGGCTTTACGTCCCATTCAGGCGCGTCATACCCGTAATCAGTGCGGTGACATTTTGCCGATTTGGGCTTGTTCTTCCGAAACATCGGTTTCCCTATGCCATACGGAGGGTCGGTTATCACGGCATCGACCTTGCCAAGTGTCGGCAGAATGTCCCGGCAGTCACCCAGATAAAGTTCAGCATTTCCGATTACGACTTTTTCCACGATATTTCCTTTATGCGGTGGTACGGATTATAACCACCGCATGCACCTGACCAAAGAACGTCAGGTGATGCTTGACCCGTTATATTTTGTCCTGCTACAGACTCAGCACTTCGCAAAGGATGCCACAATCTCCGACGATTGGTGATTCGTGGCGGCCTCTCTCCGGGTCGAGTTCGTCCAGGTAAACGCCGTGGAAAATGCTCCACTCTAAATCCCGCTCCATTTTTGCCCTTGACTCAAACACTGCGGGAAAATCCCGCCGTATCTTGTTCCAATACCCCATGCCACCCTTTACGCAACCAATGCAATTATTGTTGCTGTAACCAAGATCGTACATCGCGGGGCGTTGTATTCCCGACGCTTTCAGAATCTCATGCGCCGATTCTTTCGACATTCTGCGGTCTATCAGCGGAAAAACATGCTCTTGCTCCGGCATTGTCTGGTGGAGTCTGTCGGCGCGGGGTTTCTCTTCGTAATCCATACCCCAAACATTCCTTATTTTGGTGTCCAGCGGTAATTCATACTCCCACCTCTTTCGCACTTCTCGCTTCAAAAGCCTCGTGCAAGGTGCGCCCAGTTGCCGCTGAATTATATACTTTGCCGTCCTGCATACCGTGTCAACATCACGATATTGGCTCTGCATGATCTCCACCGGCTTGCCAAACCACGCTTCACAGTCCTTGACAAACCGGAGAGTGTCGGAGTGCTGGTCGTCAATGTGCGTGTAAATGATCCGGTTAATATCATCTATCAGCAGTTTGGTTGCTACTGCGCTTGAAACACCTGCGCTAAACCACGATACTGTCAACATTTATGGCCTCCAAAATATAACAAAACGCTGGTGACGGTCTTCGCTGCGCTTGCCGCACAGCTAAAGCCGTTATCTGGTCTTCTTGCAGCGGCTCCGTATCGCCACTCGCACAAACTCGCTGATATCCTCACCGAGTAGGTTTGCGGCTCGGTGCGCGTCGGCCAGCAGATCTTCAGGCAGCCGGAGTTTCAATGTTGCACGCATGGCGTTTTCTTTGAGAGTGCCGGGGGGTTTCCCCCGGCCTTTTTTCGTGGCTTCGGCGCTCATTACATCGCCACCTGGACATAGTATTTTTTGCCGTCCTCGCCCTCGCAATATTGGCCAGTCCACCCGCCACAGCAGCAGCCGGAAATCCCGCACAGCTCATGGCCAACTTTTTTAAGCTGTGCGTCGGAAAAGTAGGCGCACAGCGTTTCCAGGCCTTCTGGGCCACAAGTGGCTGTTTCTATGGCTTCAATCTCTATTTCGGTGCGGTGAAACTCGTTGGTAAATTTAGCTCTCATTTCAGGTCCCTCCTCTGCTCTTTAAGGGCTTCGAGTTCGTCGCGGAGTTTGCAAGCTGCCTGCGGGTCGTTATCACGGGCTTTAGCAAGGTCGATCTCGCATTTTGCAATCTTGTCGTTGAGTGCGTGAGCTGCTTTTTCGGCATCAGTGCGGCCATCAACGTATTTGTAGCTCATCAATTCACCGTGGCCTGCTTTGCGGGTAGCATCCTTGATTTTTTCAAACAATGTGTCGTTCATGGTTGCATATTTGTCGGTTGTTATTGTTTTGATTTCCCCGTTTGCGTTTTTCATCGTGATCTCGTACATGGCTTTTCTCCTTGTGGTTGGTCAATCTCTATGATTTAAATGTACCACAAGTTATTACCCAGTGCAAGTATTATTTTGTACCACAATAAAAATAATTTTTGACGGTAAAAGCCGACCAGATAACAAAACGTAGCAGCAGACGATGAAGCCCGCTGCTGTACTCAAGCCGTTAAATGGACTCTACTTTTTCGTAGATATTGCCGATAATCTCTACATGGTCATTCAGCGCCGAAATAATAAAATTGGAGTCTTTGTACTTCTCGCAAATACCCAACAGGCTGTATGATCCGCTTTCCATCGGCTGAACAATCCAAGTGCCTGACAAGCCGTTTTTCACAATGTCACCCTCGAAAATTTGCTTGCCGGTTTTGTCGTAAATTCCTGTCCACTGCATAACAATGCACTCGTACCATTCACCGTCAGAGTTGTTGGCTATGAACAATTTCCCGTAGGACATGCCAGCGGTATAAGTGGGGTAGTTTTCCTCGATAAAATCACCATCCAGCATGATTTTTTCTTTTTCATCCCATGCCCTGAAATAGTTATTCTTCATCATTACCCAACTCCTGATATTCGCACTCTCCGCCGTTGTCGATCTCGATTTCCTCTAGCGTACAACGGAGGTCAACCATGTGTTTGCAGCTCCCATTTTTGCACCTATAAACTGTAGCCATGTTATCCCCTTTCGCTCATTTAACCACTGGCACGACCCGACCTCAAAAGACGCGGACGGTTCAGCCAGAGGCCGTTAGATGGATATGTCCCGCGCACAGAACGGGCATTCAATAATTTCATCTCCCCGTTGTGGCTTTTCAGTCAAACGACTGTTCAGCCATTCCGTGACAGCGTTGATAACTTCCGGCTGGCCAGATTCGAGAGTTTCAAAAAACACCTTCATATTCATTGCCTCTTTTTTTGCCATGAGTTTTCTCTGTGACCTCCTTAATTGTTCTTGAACTGCATATTTTCCGCACTCAACGCACGTTCTGCGGTTAGGCCGTGGCGGGTTTCTCATACAGACTGGACATATTCCGCTGTTCACAGCTTTCATATAATATTTATTTGGCGGCATCACTCACCTCAACAATTTTCGCTTTTATCAGTTGCACCCTATTTTCGTTTTCCTTCATGGCTTCAATCAGGCCGGAGGAATCGAGAGCGCCTTTCGCCTCAGTCTCGATCCTGCGGAGGTGCTGACGCATCCCGCCCAACTCAACCAGCATATCCAGTAATACATTCAGCATCGTTCAGCATTTCAGCCGCATCCTGATGAGTGAGTCCGAGTGCCGCATGATGATCGGCAGACTTTTAAAACCATCTCCGATCTGTCCAAACTCCGAATGCCGTGTTTCACTCACCGATTCTGAGCGTGAGCGCCTTTACGCCGGTAAAACCCTGATTTGTAGCAACTGCGGCACAAAACATGGTCTGAGAAGCGGAACACATCTCAACGGAATACACTGCCAATACAGAGACATTGTGCTGGTAGCGGCAATGCGTCACTGGGGTGTACCTGTTGATACTGTCTCTAGCGCAACTGATCTCAGTACCGCCACTGTCCGCCGGTTATTTGACCGTTTCCAGCTATCAATCTGATGCCAGACAACGACATTACATCACAAGTTGAAGCCCGTGTGCGCCTGGAAGAAGAATTAATGCCTTCACCAGCCAAAACACCGGAAATCAGCTTGATAACACCAGAATTTGTCGGTGAATGCCTGGCAAACAATGAACGTGGCGACGGTATCCTATTCGCCTCAATCCACAAAGGCGCATTCGTCTATGTCAAAAAAAGCGCCGAATGGCTGGTATGGCGCGGACATCATTGGGAAATGGACGTATACGATGAACACCTGAGGGCCGTTGAAGCAGTCGCACTGGCATATTTAGGCGAAGGTGACAAACTGTCCGAACCGATCAAACGGGTCAATGAACGCCTCGATAAATGCAAAGACCTGCTCAAAGACGCCAATGATCTGGTCAAACAGTACAACCGGCAGGCCAAAAAAGCGGCCAAAGGGGGCGATGAAGTTGCCCTTGAAGCCACTCACCCCGAAGGGATCAGGGCCGAAGCCAAAGCAGCAGAACTTGAGGAACAGGTGCGGGGGATATTGCACGAATTAAACCTGCTCAAAGAACAGCAAAAGCAATATTACCGGCGTGTCACTCAGCTGCGCGGCACCACACGTGCCACCAACTGCATTAAATGGTCGCACGTCGTCGAAAATGCCGTTGCCATCTCCGGTGACGAACTCGACCAGAACCCCTACCTGCTGCCATGTCCAAATGGCGTGGTTGATCTGCGCACCGGAGAGCTGCAACCGGGCAACCCCTTTGACTGGATGGTGCGAGCTACCAAGGTTCAATACCAGGGCTTTGATCATGACGACCCGATCATCAATCAATTCATGGAATCTATCCTGCCTGATCCGGCAGAGCGCGAATTTCTGCAGATCCTGCTCGGCTACTCAATCAGCGGACTGGTGCTTGAACAATTCATTGCCGTGATCCTCGGAGAAGGGCGCAACGGCAAAGGACTGCTCGTTGAGATGTTGGAAGAAGTACTGAAAGAAACACACGACGCACATCTTCAAACTGAATTAATGGCATTACAAGGCGCATTGCAACAACTTCAGGCCGGAGGTGTAACGCAGGTCCCTACTGAGTCAGGTACTCCTATGATGCCGGAGCCTACTATGGCGCCGGAAGGAATGATGAACCCTCAAGCTTGACAAATTAAAGTAAAGCTACTATTGATATTCCTAGTTAATAAATATAACCATGGCATTAGATGATGCAGGCGTACAAGGAGAATCGTCCACTCCTAATGACGGATTACAAATAGAAGGCTCGTCACCTTCAGAGGGTACAGATCAATCA